TCAACCTTATCACTAGCCGAAGTAATTGTAAAGCTTGTTGTAGTAGAACTATCGTTTGGAAAATTTTTAGTAACTAAGCTTATTTGAGTGTCGCCAGTCTGGGTAATAAAATCAGGTATAAATCTACGTATCTTCATAATGTATTCTCCATCTCCTCTAAGGTCCGGCATGCCAATTACTTGTCCCTGAGAGCTTCTCTTTTGAGTAATATCAAAATCACCAGAAGTAATGCTTCCAAGTACGGCTGTAATAACTCCACCAGCGTCCACCTGATCGGTCCCTGTTTCCTGTTCATAGTACATAGTAGTACCATCAGTGTTGCCTGTAACATCAAACGATGCATTATCGCTATCATCATAGTTACATGCGTGCGGTTTGTCAAAGACTGCCGAATCCGCCCAGGCAGTCCTGTCTAAGGTACCTGTTGTCCAGATTGGTCGTTTATACATTTTGGATTCTACGTAGCTATAAGTTACCACTCGATCCACCACAGAAGATCCTGAACTACAATAGAACCATTGAATTTCTCCGAACAAATTGTTCAGGCCACAGTTAACCAGGTCTTTAGGGGTTGAATTAAGGCCATCATAAACAAAGTCTTCTACTAAACAAGGCATCGATTTTAATTGACCATCATACATAAAGAAACCATTTTCAGACATCCAGTAGGAGGTACCATCAACTTCAACACATGCATTTTTTCCTAGAAGACCGCAGTTAGTTCCTGCCTGTTCAAAGGAGAAAGTAAACGGTTGTCCTACGAATCTCATGAGGAATAAAGACGTATCGGTCCATACATAAATAGCATCTCTACCTCTTTTCGCTCCCATGATCATTGATCCGGCAGCAAGTCTTTGTGTACCTGCGGTATTATTGGCCGTAACGGTATAAGAATCAGTACCAGTAATTTCTTCTTGGTTGGACCATCGAATAAACATATCATCTTGAGGATAAGTAGTTGTATCTATATTAATAGTTGGTTGTGTTCCAAAGAATACTAAGTGTCTGTCGGGTGTTGAAACGAGTACGTGACGTGAGGCGTATGGAGTATTGGCTATCCGTGTAGCTCTTGTAGAAGTAGCTCCAGCTGCAGCTGCATCCCATTCAAAACATGCTCCATTATAAATTAATGCAATTAATTTTGTTCCATAGTTATCCAGAACCCATAGGCCTGGATCAATTACAAAGTCTGCCGAGGAAGCTTCTCCCCATGCAACATAGTCGGAAATATTAGTGATAGTTGCGCCGGCAGTATGAGAAGCTCTTGAAGTTCCATTAACGTTTCTTGCTCCTCCACTTAAAGTATTAGTTCCTGTGTCATTAGCAGTGTAACTTATATCTTCTGAGTCTATTCTAATTTCACCTGACGCTGGAAAAGCCGAAGAGTTAGTTAGCACCACATCAGTAGTAGAATCATCAGGAAGTGTTGTTGCCAGAGTAGTAGTCGCGGGACCCGGAGAAGTTCCAGCCCATAGACCTGTTCCCCAGCCATAGCCGCTTAGTTGTTTAGCCGGTCCAACTGAATAATAACATAAGACCGAAGCTGAACCAGCTGCAGATAGAGGTGTTAGTGCTTCTTGAGTATCCATTGTAATTTCAAATTCCGTAGAACTTAAAACTGAAGTCACCATGAACTTATTGTCTTCAAAAGTAGCATCACTAAAAGTGGATCCTGAAAGACCACTCACTGAATCAAACAGAACGATATCGTTATCAGTTAATCCGTTAGCTCCTGATGAAATAACCTTAACTGTTGTGGAAGAACTGGTACTTGTGAAAGTACAACCGGTTAGTGTAGTTCTGATAGGGTGTATATCATAAAATGTACCCCCTGAATAAGCGTATAAAATTCTATTGGTTCCTATGGCAGCGAATTTAATTCCAGCGTTATCATCCCAGTGATGAAGCGCTCTACCTGCACCAGTTAATTTAACATCTCCTAACTGTTGCCAGCCTCCTATTTTTTCAGGAGTACCATATCTAAATCTGACATTATCGCCATCAGACCATTGTCCTTCTGCTCCTAGTTCTGAGACTTGTTTGTTGAATCCTGGTAAGAACCCTAATTTTTGTAACATATAACTCCATATTATGTATTCCTTATTGGTGGAATACCTAACATTGGCCTTCTGTCGAACCTGTTCTTTTCAGCAAAAGGACCATTGACATGGTTATAATGAAGGAAGACTTGTCCACACACCTCTCCTTCAAACGGTTCTCTCCAATGCTCTAATTCGCATCCACTGTACACCAACATATCGCCAACATCAAGTAGGACTTTAGTGCCAGCAGGAGCATTGGGTTTGTGTATATTTTTATATTCATCGATCACATTATCACCCCCAGTACCATCGATGAAGATAGGCCAAGGGTTTCCTCCTAAATTAATAGTCGTTGAAATTTCACAGCTAGGTCTGTCTTTATGACGCTTTAATATATCTCCTTTTTTATACAGCCTTGCATAAGAATAGGTAGGAATCAGTTCCAGCCCTGTTTCCTGGGCCATGATCGGTAGGACTTTAACCAGAAGAGTCTCCATTACATGATCACCATAATGAGAGTAGGTATTAGGTATTTGTGCATCGGCCCATGTGCCAAACATACCATTGTCATAGGTTAAATTATTATCATACATAAATTTAACCGCATCTCTTTTCAACAGAAAATAGTTAAAGATAAAATTAGCCAGCTCGTAGCTAATTGCTTTTTTGATTACTTGATATTTATTAAAAGCCATGTTGTATAAAATTAAAACTTACTGATATTCTTATATCATTTGATTCGTTAGGCTCAACGCAATGCCACATCCATGCAGGAAATATAATAATTCTTCCAGGAACAGGATCTACATTTACATCTCGCCATAGATCTTTACCAGGATCACCTGGTTTTCGTACTGGCATAATTAATTGAATCCCCGGTCTAGGGTCATAGAGTCTTAGTCTTCCAGCTTGTGGATGAGATTTAACATAATATACACCTGAATATAATGAGTTAGGATGTACATGAGGTTGATTAGATCCTCCAGGTGGATTAATATTAGCCCACATATTTCCTAGTTTAGCTTCTCGATCTAAATGTTGATCGTCCCATACTTGTTTCATAGCTAACAAGAGTTGATCTACTAAAGGTTTATATTCTGGTTTAGTTTGCATATCTGTTTGAGAATGCCATCCCTTAACATTTGTTTTTTGTACTCCTTTATCCTGTTTAGACCACTCAAGAATATCTTTTTCTAATTGTGGATTAAGTTGAGGAGCGTTAGGAACATCAAAACCATAAACAATAGTTGGAAAAAATTGTTCTTTAATCATCTAAACGGTTTGCCTCCAAACCAAACAACAAGAGATTGTCTTACTCCTCGTTTAACTTTATTAACTCTATGATTTAAAAAGGATGCAAAACAAATTGCATGACCTTGTTTCATATCTGTATATTTTCCTGGTGCCATTACTTCTAATTCCCCACCTTCAAATTCAGATGGATCATTTAATAAAAGAGTCATTGATATTTTTCTTACAGGTGGTTCGTGAGCCATGTTTGTATCACAATCCATATGCCAATCATAGAACCCTCCTTCAGGATATTCTGTAAACTGTGCGTTCTCCGTAATTCTAATATCACCAAAACCAAAATGATTTTCATTAGCTTTACCAATAAATCTATAGAGATCTTGATACATGTGACCCATTTCTTTAAATGGAATCCAACTGATGGTAGTTACTCTTTTTTTGGTATCAGTACCGCCGCCAGGTTTATTCATTCCTACCTGTGCGGTTTGTGGTTTCTGGGCTCTACCTGCGGCAATAATTTGTCTACATTGATCCGGTGTAAATAAAGGAGTGGTGGTTTGTATAATCCAGCTTTTCCACTTAGGTTCTGATATATGTAAATTTTCGTACATTAGTTTCTACCTCTATTTTTTATTGGGTTATATTCTACATCCATATTCGCTGCCAGACTTCTTCTCATTCCTGGTCCATTAAATGGATATACCGTGTGTCTCACATCATAAGGGAAGATATAAAAATCTCTTTCTTTTAACTCAGGTTGATAATCAATGCATGCAAACTGTCCGGACGCTGAACCTAGTATTTGTAGTTTTCCATTTTGTGGGTTGTCGGAAGATGAATATTCTACACCAAAAGATTCTGGCAGTTTTAAAATCATTACACTAGATAAACCAGTAAACAATGTTCCCTGATGCACGTGCACTGGATTGTATTCATGTTCGAACATGGTGTTGACCCATACAGAATTTAAATGAAGATTATATCCTTTAATTTTATTCCAGTCTAAATAATGCCTGAACATTTTTTCAAACCATTGCAATACATTCTGAGGTAGTAAGTTGTGTTTTTTCATTTTATTATTATCTTCACCTCCGAAGAACAAAGAATGCTCCTTCTCTATCTTACCCACTAATTGCTTATTGGCTCGTGGTAAAGTTGGATACTTCGTTTCATAAATCTGGTTAATAATATTATAGACATCAAGAGGAGCCTCGTATCTTAAAACAGTTTGTCCTAAAGGCACAGCTTTAAAATTTAATGTGTCCATATTTATCCTTTATTCTTTGTGGTATTTTTTCAATGTAGGGATTGTATTCTTTCTTAATTTCATTTCGTATAATATGCATATTTTT